AGAAGCTGTAACTGCACCTGTTCCACCATCAGTGATTGCAATAAAGTCTGCCGCAACAAACTCTGCGAGTCCAGTTGGGTCACTTCCAGTGTATGTTGCTTTAATTGGTGACTTAGCTGCCATATCTTATCTCTTAACTCATTATTAAGGTAGTATGGGAAGTTCCACTTGAGTCGGTAAATGGCATATATAAACCAGCAATCGCCTCAGTGAGTGTTCCAGCAACTACACTCATTTTTAGACTGTGAGATGTTCCACTGGAATCTTCAAAAGGAATACCAGTTGGTGTTCCAAATGTAATTGTGTCAGTGGATGCATCTGTTGTAATAGTATTTAGTCCTTCAGCAACAAGTGTTAATGTGTCTGTAGAACTGTCTGCTTGAACAGTAGATTGCCCACTTACCGCAATGTTTGTAAATGCAGAACCAGCAGAACCAGAACCAGTTGCCGTATCGGCAATGGTAACGATTCCACTACTTGTTCGCATATAGATTTTTTGGTCGGTGGTATTGACTGCAATTTCACCAACTTCTAAATCCGATGTTGTGGGTTGCGAACCGCCCGTTTCCGAGCGTTTCGGTTTAAGAACTACTGCCATTAGTAGGTGCCACCATCAACTTCTGTTATTGTAACAACTCCAGAAGATACTAGGAAGTTATCAGAACTGAACGATGCAACACCTTTGTTTGATGCAGTTGCAAGTTCAGCATCAATCTGGAATGTTCCAGCAGAATCATCGTATGTAAAGTCGATACCTTCACCAGCAACAAACAATGCATTGATTCTGTCATCTACTCTTTCATCTGTGTAGAATAGGTTACCATTCTCAGAGAAGTCACCAGTGTCCAGTGTGAGTGAACCACCAAGTGCAAGAGAAGAACCATTGATTGTTACAGAGTCATTGACAAGTTTTGCATTTGCAATCGAACCAGCAAGCATCGCATTGGTAATACCAAGTGCCTTAACTTGTAGTGAGTCACTTGCAATCTCAATAGAACTGTCATCAACATTAACATCCAATGTGTTACCAGTTTTTGACAGTGCATCACCAGCACTGATTTGTCCAGCACCAGAGAATTGGTCAAAGGTAATGTCATCAGTTCCAAGTGTTGGAGTTCCGTTGTGAGTTGCAACATAACCGTTGTCTGCGTTGTTAGTTCCTTCTTCAACGAAAGTAAATGCACCACCAGTAATTTCAGAAGCTTCGTTTGCGTCTGGAGTTCTAGTAAGAACGAATGCAGATGAAGCACCACCAGTTGTTGTTACTTTATAGAAACCATTTTCAATTGGGTCTGTCTGGTCTTTAACAAGAACTCTATCGTTTGCAGATAGTGTCACACCATCAATTGAGATTGCACCGTTAGAAGATGCAGTCAATGTTCCGTTAGAGTTGTTGTAAGTTGCAGTAAGGTTTGCAGTCGTAGCAACACGAACAGATGCTTTAACATCAAGTCCATTTGCAACTTGGTCAACATATGCTTTGTTCACCAATGACTGTGATTGGAATCCAGCACGAGACTCGTAACCAGAAGGAACGATTACTGTTCCAGTTCCGTTTGGAGAAAGTTCCAAGTCGCCGTTTGAATCTGTTGTCGAAACAACATTACCATCAAGTGTAATGTTATCAACATCAACCGAAGTCAAACCATTCAAGTCTGTAATGGTTGTTCCCAATGCAGTTGAATCAGAACCGATTGTGATAGAGTCGTTTACAAGTTTTGCATTTGCGATTGAACCAGCAAGGTCACCGTTTTCGATAGAACCTGCTTTGACCGTTACTGCACCAGAGGTTACAGTGAAGTGGTTAGTATCAAAAGATGCAATACCTTTATTAGTTGTTGTTGCGTCTTCACCAGTAATAGTTACTGTATCACCAGAGATAGAAGTATCAATACCTTCTCCACCAGCAATTGTGAATGTGTCGTCTGCAAGTGCAACACCATCACCAGAACCAGAATCAGCAGCAACTGTCAAAGTTGTTGTGATAGATGCAGTTCCAGCCGCAGTTAAACGACCTTGTGCGTCAACTGTGAATGTTGGGATTGCAGTCGATGAACCATAAGAACCAGCACTTACAGCAGTATTGTCAAGTGCAATTGAAACAGAATCACCAGAGACAGTTGAAGTTAAACCAGTTCCACCACCGATAGTCAGTGTGTCACCCAAGTCAACTGCATTAGTTGTTCCACTGTCTGCGGCAACACTAATCGTTGAGTTAGTAAGTTTTGCATTTGCAATTGAACCTGCTAAGTCACCGTTCTCAATAGAACCCGCTTTAACTGTAACCGCACCACTGGTTACATCAAAGTGATTCGTGTCGAAAGATGCGATACCTTTATTGGTTGTTGATGCATCTTCACCAGAGATTGTTGTTGTGCCAGCCGAGTCATC